CAACATCAAATTTCATAAACTTTGCATCTTTAATAATCTCACCCATTGTGTATGGATTATCCTTAAAGCGTTTTGTGTCGAAAGCATAACAAGCAATAGAAAGAACAGGTAACTTTTGTACGTCGGTACCTAATGTTTCAAAGTCAAAGATAAATGAATCCATCATTTGAAGCTACCTTGTGCCATAATCTCCGTGAGACAAGCAACAGTGTTAAGTTCATGATCTGCGACGAATGCATCTTTATATGAGTAGTCAGCAAGAGTCATTACCAGTTGAGGGATATAATTAGGCTCTACATATTCTAACATATTATCATAAATCATTCTAAATAGTTTAGCAGATTCCATATCAATATTATTAGTTACCCATTTACGCATACCTTTAAAGTTCTTTTTCTTTAAGTCTTCCATAAGTTCTTTAATAGATGTCTCTGATAGTGTAGTAAGAATACCCGAGTCAATAGAACCACCAATACCATATCGTTGGCATTCGTTAATAACTCTACGCCAGTCAGGGATATACTTCATAATCAATTCGGCTAACACTGCTGGTTCCGCAGTTACTTTTTCCTCTGATAGGATAAATTGTAACCTTTCCATAAACTGGCCTGCAAGAGTAGCCTTTGAGCCAACATTGAATTCATACACAGAACATCTAGAGTGTAATGGTTCAATGATTCTATTCTTGAAGTTACAAGTTAGAATGAATCGACAATTGTTAGAAAACTCTTCAATGAAACCACGTAACGCTGGTTGAGTTGATTGGGGGTTTAGGTAGTCTGCTTCATCAAGAATGACTACTTTATATCCTCCCATAAGTGAAACAGTCGAAGCGAACTGTTTAATTTTACCCCTAAGGGTATCGATGTTGCCATCCTCGGAACCGTTAATGATAATATGATCGAGTCCTAATTCATTACATAATGCTCTGGCAACAGTTGTTTTTCCTACACCTGCAGTACCAGTAAACATCATATTAGGTAACTCTCCACCTTTGATTATCTCATTAAATGTATCTTTTAATGATGTATCTAAAATACAATCGTTTACAGTGGTTGGGCGATATTTTTCTACCCATAAAAAGTCATTTCTCATTTACGTCTCCATTATTTAAATTAGGGGGAGTTTTCGCACACACTACTCCCGGAGTGCTAAAAAGGCGGAGGTGATTAAAATATTAATCAGTTAACCCGTGCTTCATAATACTATTATAACACAAAACAGGCCAAAAGTAAACCCCTATTTCGTTAAATCTTCATAAAGTTCTTCAACATCATTATTGTTGGCTTGAACTTCTGCCATGTTTGATTTATACAAAATAGATGCTACCTTTTTAAGTACCTTTTTGTCTAGTGTATATTTCTCGGCAAGCGCATTAATAGTTTCTTTAATAAAATCTTTTTCAGAGTCAATTCTAATCATTGAATCTAAAACATCTTGCATAACACTTTTTACATCTTTCACTTCACTTTCTAACATAATATAATCCTTTAATAAAATTTGGTGTCCCGGAGAGGACTTGAACCTTTAACCTACGGCTTAGAAGGCCGTTGCTCTATCCAGTTGAGCTACCGAGACTTGGTGGGCCTGCCTGGATTTGAACCAGGACTCAATGAATTATGAGTTCACTGCATTAACCGTTATGCTACAGGCCCGAGTCTAACTAGCCTCTAAGATCATTAAGAGCTTTTTCCAATAAAGGAATAAGGTCATCTTTCTCGGTAGTAATTAAAATTTCACCTTCACTCCAACCAGTAACTGCATTGTTATCATCATAGTACTCTTCAGCAACATGATATAAACCATTTTCGTTCTGGTGGATAACGAACTTCCACTTCTCGTTATTATCAATCATCACTAGCATCTCCGCCATCTGTAGCTTCTTCCGCTGGCTTATTAGCCTCTAAGAATGCTGAAAGACGATTGCGAATAGTACCAACATCACCTAATTCAGCACCTTCAAATGCTCCACGTTTGGTTACAATGTCAATAATTTGTACACAAGCCGCGATGTCCTGTAAACCAATACCTGGTGCTTCTTCTGTTACTGCTTCTTTTACTTTTTCACTCATTTTTATACTCCGTATTTAGAATTTTTATCTAAGGCAACCCAGTAATTGGTATCACCTGCCACCACAGATGAAATCATCTTGGAAGAAATTCCAAAGACATATTTATCTGCTGTGTTAAATTTGAAGTTACCAATGTTAAAGATAAATTCAAATGTTGCTTCAGTATCAATATTACAATCAGTAATATCTAAACTATATTCATTTGATGTTGGATCATCAATGTCGGTTACAGTAAGCTTAATGTTACCATCATCTTTCTTAGTAATAACAAGATTATCACCACTTAATGCACCTGAGGCTTTTCTAATTGCACCTAACTGAGAGTCAGTGATTGTAAATGTTACATCAATGTTTGGCATATTTAGATCTTTATCTGTTGTAACCAAGTTCTCAATATCAGAGAAGTAATATTTAATTGTAGAATTACCATCCGAGATAAGAGCAAACTTTTGAGAATCATCAAATTCTAAATCAGGATTTTCAAACATACCAAGACAACTTAAGAATTGTGGTAGGTCATATACACCAAATTTATATGGAAAATCTTCTTCCACATTTGATTTTGCCATCAGATTTTTTGAAATTGCCACTGTACGTAGCACTTTTGATTCAGTACCAAAAGCAATATTGCTATTGATTGCCGAGAAGTTTTTTAAGACTTCAATTGTATTATTACTTAGTTTCATTCACTAACTCCTTTTCATTATTTAAATCATGTTCATTCAATGCCAATAAAGCATAGTGCATAATCTTGACAAGATCTTTCCGGTTGTAACCAGCCTTCTTGCCATATCGTGCAGCATATTTAATGACGTTACCTAAACTATAGTCTAGGCCTTTATTCGTCGATGATATTAAATCCATCGTTTGTACACCATCTTCAGAAGCATAGTGCTCACCGTACGTTTTATTTATATATAAGATAAATTCGTTAAGTAGTTTATCTTCATTGTATTTGTAATTTATTTCGTTCATATGTATATTATAACACATTTAGGAGCAAAAGTAAACCCCTAAACGGATTATTTTTCAAATTAGTTTAAATATTAAAGTCATCAGTTGAAGATGCATTTGGGTATTCACCTGTTCCTGACACAGTAGCATCTACCTTTGTGTATAAATCAAGGAAAGCCTCTTTAGTGTCATCATCAAATCTGTTAACACATAAAGCAATTGCCTTGTCTCTCTTACCAAAGATTGAATACGTCTGTACAATGTGACATAATCTACGAGTAGAAACAATCTCATCAACACCACCATCTTCAAAAGTCTTTCTAATTGTGTCTGCCCAACCTACAAGCAATTCACTAAATTCAGTATCAATCTTTTCAAATTTTTCCATATGCTTCATAATGATTTTCTTTTCAGTAACAGCTGATGGGTAACTTTGTTCAACAGTAATTGTAAATCTTTCAAGGAAAGCTTCATCAAGAATTGTCGCCGCGGTAAATCTACCATCATCAGATCCTTTACCTTTAGTATTGGCTGTGGCAAGAACATTAAACCCTTTTGCAGGTGTTACAACCTCACCGGTCTTCTTAATTAAAACAGGCTTACCTTCCAGCACACCTTGTAGACACATAATTTTATTTGTGCCTCTATCAATCTCATCAATTAATAACACTGCACCAGCTTCCATGGCTTTAATAACAGGACCTTTTTGGAAAACAGTTTCACCGTTTAATAAACGAAAACCACCAATTAGATCATCCTCGTCAGTCTCAGGTGATATTTGAACACGAACATATTCACGGCCAGCTTTAGCACAGGCTTGTTCAATCATAAATGTTTTACCATTACCAGATAAACCAGTAACAAATGTTGGATAAAACATTTGAGATTTAATAATTTTAAATACATCTCTAAAGTTACCCCATTCAACAAATGTAGAATCCGGTGTAGGGATATAAACTTCATTGTTTGCAACAGAAGATACACCAATGTTTTCAACAACATTTTTAGCTTTAGCTTTAAATGGTGTAACTACACCAGCCATATCATAAACACCTCTACGAACTTTAGGGAAACTTTGCATTTCTTTATAAATTCCAGTTTCGTCGATACCTACTTGAGCCGCGGAAGCAATTACCTGGCTAGGTAAAAATTCAGTAGTGTCTGGGTAGTTCTTTTGTAATTGTTCGATTATTTTTTTATTCATATTATTACTCCTTTTTTTATTTTGTATATGTATATTATAACATACTTAGCTCAAAAGTGTTAACTAAATTCGAACTAAATGGGGATACCTTTTTGTATCCCCATAGTGATACCTAAGCTGCAACAGCATCAGTGATCTTATTAACAAGCATTTTAGCCTTATTAGTATTCTTATTGAATTTTCTAAATTCACGTTTAATATCTTTAATGGCAATACCAGTACCTTTTTTATCTTCAACTTCAAACTCGGTAGGTACATTTTTAGTACCAACTTTAACAATGAAAAATTCATCATATCCACCAGCATCTTTATAAGTAACTACACCATTCTTAGCCCATTCAGAATGAGCCTTTTTATATGGTTCCTCATGTGAATATACATATTCCTCATTTGAAGCAATTTTATATCCATGCCAAAAGTCTGATTTAGTTCCACAAAGGAAAAAGCCAAGAACCTTAGCTCCAGTAAGTTCACCCAACACTTTAAGGGCACTTTCCTGAACTTCTTCAGATGTATCACCCACAATCATTTTATTACCAAATTTAATTCGCATTTTATTCTTGTTAACATCAGTATCACCTGAAAGTATATCATAGTAATTTTTAGTTTGGATCCAGTCACCCATACCATCAGTTAAAATCATAACATTCATATTTTGAACACCTGTTTTGGCTCTAAGCTTATTGATAAGTTTTTCACTCGCAATAATAGATTGAATAAGAGGTGTTCCACCCATACGGTCGTAGTATGAAAGACCCACCCAATGAAGTGAAGATGCATAATCACGATTTTCACCAACACCATATAAATGCATTAATGCTTCATTAAAATCATTTTTCTTAAGAGAAGATGAAATAATATTTACCAATTTTACGGAATCAACATTTTCAATTTCATTTTCTTTAATATTGAATGGACCGTTTTCATATGAAGGTCTAGTTGTAAATGAATAAGCCTCAAATGGAATACCAACTTTTTTACAAAATAAAGCAATTGTAATGGTTTGTTTAATCACATCAGCTAGGATACCAGCCATTGAACCAGAAAAATCAATTAACATAAACATGCCGTGAGACTTAGCAGTGGCCAAGCGATTAACAGTAAGAAAGATATCTTCTGAGTATTGATATTGGTGTAGCTTATTAGTATTTAATGAACCTTTTTTAGCTTCAGTTGATCTTGAGTATTCCCAAGCAGCCTTTTTACGTTCAAATTCTTTTGCCATAAGATTAACAGTTTTTGTAATACCTGATGATAATGCCTCTTTATAAAGACCCGGTAATTCTGGGTGATCATAAACACTTCTATTTTCATTTAATCTAGTTTGTTTTAATTCATTATATGATACGATAACTTTTTCAATCGTATCATCAGACATACCAGCAGAATAAAGAGGTTGTTTACCTTCCTCATCTTTATCTAATAGATCACCCTCATTTTCTCTTTGGGCTTTATCAGTTAAGCTTTCTTCTGAATCCTCTTCTTCTCTAATTCCTTCATTCTGGCTATTGTTTTGTCCACCTTCTTCCATGCAATTAGACTGGCCAGTGCCTTGTTCATTTTCTGTGTTTCCATTTTCATCTCCATTTATAGTAGTTTGAGGTTCTTCATAATCCTCTTTGTTTTTTAACCAATCACTAATCTCTTGACATGTCTTAAGAACATCTTCCCAAGTTTCAACACCCATTGCCAAATCAACAAATAATTGTTCTGTTTTATCAAATTCAACTGGGGCATAACCTCTACCTTTAGAATGAATATTTAATCTATCCATAAAATTATATGACGCAAGATCTTTACCAACAGTACCAAATAAGTTATCATCAAATAGTACTTTATAACCTTGTTTAAAAGCTCTTATAATGCCCGGGTATGTGTTTTGAATCTTCTTTTCAATTCTAATATCTTCAATAATATTAATCATTGATTTTGGAACACCCGGGATAACTTTATCAGAGTTATGCCAGCCATCAACTGGCGTATATAAAGCATGTCCAACTTCATGACCTACAAGTAAATCATAAACAGCTTTACCCTTGGCCTGCCATAATGGTAGTCTTAACACTCTATTTTCAACATCGAATGATGCTGTTTGATAATTACCATGTTGAACTTCTAAGTTCTCCTTGGCTAATAGTTTGGCTAAATAATCTTGTGATTTAAAATTCATAGATATTTCCTCTTTTTTTATTGTATATAGTATATTATATCATAACTAGCGCGCTACTTGCAACTAAATTCAAAAAGAATGGGGATACAAAAAGGTATCCCTTAATGGATACCAAATTAGTTTAGTTTTTGCTTGTTTTTTGTATAATTATATTATACATACTATTAAATCCTAAGGGTTATCTGGGAACCTTAGTATTAAGTAATGGCAGAGAAGTTATTAATCTTCTTAAAGGTTATCTTTGAATCTAGTTTAGATTCCAATAGGTCAGGCTTATGAGAGATAACAAAAGTATTAGTATTAGAGTCTAATGCATATAGTATCTTCATAAGGTTATCCACACCATCTGTATCTAAACTTGAATCAAATGTTTCATCCAATATTAATAAATTAGTATTAGTAGAGTTTTTCATCTTGGCTATTTGTCTCCAAGCGAATAGTAAACTTAAGTCAATTCTTTGTTTCTCCCCTTCAGAGAAGTTAGCATATACAAATGTATCTCTATGTCTACTTCTAATAATCTCATTAAAGTTCTCATCTAGATTAAATGACACAAAGAAGTCTAGTGTTTGTAAATATTGGTTGATTAACATATTCATTGCAGGAAGATATTCTTTAACAACCTTTGTTCTAATACCAGAGTCTTTTAACATTTCTGTGGCTATACCTTGGTATAATGCCTTATTATTTAACTCATCTAATAGATCTCTACATTCGTCTGCTGCAGTTAATAATTCTTTTGCTTCTACATATGAATCTGTTAAATCAACACTTGATACCTTAGTCTTCTTAGACTTGGTAAGCATCTCCTTTTTATGTTGAAGTTGTTTCATATCGGATATTAACTTGGAATATCCATCGATGTCTGCTTGAAGTTTAGCCATCGCGTCAGTGTTATCCTGTTTATCTGAGTTTAATTTGTCCTGTGTAGTAACGAGTTCTTTACTAGAAGCCTTAAGAGAAGTTACTCTATCATCTTTAAGTGTTTGAGATATATCTTGTGAACATGTAGGGCAAGAGTCATTATTCATATAAAAGAAATATTCTTCTGTACTATCTTTAATGCTTTTCTTAAGTTCAGATAGCTTTGAAACTATATCCAGCTTAATATCATTTAACTTTGATAAATCACCTTTTAGGTCTTGTGGATATTCTAAAGCCTTTGTATGTAATACAAGACCTTCTGCGTTGCAAGCATCAACCTCATCTTGAATCTTTGCATTTTCTTCATCGAAGTTAGCCTCTGCTTTCTTATTTAAGGCTTCCATCTTAGTTATATACTTTGATTGGTATTCGTATTTACCTTTGTATATGTCTAACTCAGCTTTAGTTTCTTTGTATTGATCTTTGGTTGATATGGATCTTTCTTTAAGAATGTTCTTCATCTTTGAGAAGATATTAATGTCTAAAAGATCTTCAATTACTTCCCTTCTGTGTTGAGGTGGTAGTTGCATAAATGGCACAAATGAGCTTGAGCCAAGTACAACAATCTGGTGGAAGCTCTTATGATTAAGCTTTAATATGTTTTGTTCTAAAAATTTCTGATAATCTCTAACATTTGCTGATTGGTCCAGCATTTCACCATCTTGCCAGATTTCAAATACATTTGGTTTAATGCCTCTAATAATTTTGAATGCATGGTTACCAATGGTAAATACAACTTCAACTTCTGCACCTTTACCATTGACAGAATTAACAAGTTGAGTTTTTGAAACTGATCTATGTGGCTTACCAAATAAACCAAATGATAATGCATCTAATATGGTAGATTTACCAGCGCCATTATGACCTACAATTAATGTTGATTTATTTCTATTTAAATCAATTTCAATTGGGTTATTACCTGCCGCTAAAAAATTCTTATAAATTATTTTATGGAATGTTATCATTATTGTATTTCCTTATCAAGTGCTTCATTATATAATGAATTCATAAGAGTTTTAATCTTATTCTTATCAAGATCTGTTGATACAGAATCTACATAATTATCCATTAGCTCTTGTGTATTTTCTACATCTTCTAAAGATGTCGCTACATTTTCACCTAAAAATTCCTGAAAGTTTTCTACAATTTTAAGCTCGTGTGTATGTAAGTCTGCTATTCTATCAATAAGCTTATCAAACATAAATGGATTTGTTTTCTTTTCTACAATTACTTTACAGAATTTATTGGAACAATCTGATATATCAAATGTGTTATAATCAATTGTTTCATCATTATAATAGATACGCTTAAATAATGTAAGAGGATTCAAGACAGAAGTTATTTCTTTTGTTTCAGTGTCATAAATATGAAAATGCTTTGGATCATCTACATCATTCCAAGTGAACTCCATTTGTGAACCCAAATATCTAATATTACCATGTTCGGATTTAACATGATAATGACCAGAATAAACAGACTCATAATTTTTAAATAATTCAGCATCCATGCCATGAGGAGATGCAAAACCTTTAAGTACATCAAAGCCTTTCATTTCTAAATGTGCCATTAATACACCATCATTATTTGCAATATAGTCTGTAAATGAATCATAATTTTCTTTATTGATCCAAGGTATTAAATGGACTCCATTTACTTTAGTTGGTTTAGTAATAATACTTACATTTGATGTGTAATAACCTAATAACTCTTTAAGAGCAGTTAAGTCATTAGTATTTTTATGAAATACATCATGGTTACCTGGAATAATATCCATATGAATACCGGCATCTTTTAATGGTTCAAGAAAGATCTTTCTATTATGGTGGAGAGCTTTAAAGTTAATATTCTTTCTATGGTCATAATAATCACCGAGATGAAAGATATTAGTAATGTCATGTTCTTTTAAATAAGGAAAGAAAATATCTCTATAAAATTCTTCCTGGTAGTTCATAAAAATTTCTGATGAGTTTCTTACACCAGCATGTGTATCATTTAAAATTGCAACTTTCATAAAATAGAATGTTTAGGTCTCCAACCAAGTTCAGTCAATGTTGTTATATTAGCTTCAGTAACTTCGCGTTCTTTAGGTGTTTTGGTGACACGTACATCACCTTCCCATCCCATAGACCTAGCAACTGTAAGTACAGATACAGCATTTCCTGTACCAATATCAATTATTGGTTTGTTATGTACTATTATATCATACTTTTCGATTAAAGTAAATAGGCCAGAACAAAAATCTTCAATATGAGTAAAGTCTCTCATATGATTACCATTAATATATATAATTAACTTAGGATCTCTTTGTAGTTGGTCATATAGCATATCAGGTCTTCCTGGATATACCGTATGTGGTCTAACTCCAATAGAATCCTTTGGTGCAATCTCTTCCATAATTTTCTTGGTTACAGCGTATGGATTTGTCCACCATTCTTTTGCGTTACTTGAAGATGTATATATCAACTTAGTACCTGTATATTTACAAGCATCAAAAACCTTTCTTGAGCCATTAACATTAGTATCATAATACTCTTCTTGTTTATTAAATGAATTACGTACTCCAGTTAAAGCAGCGAGATGAATAACCATATCAATGTTTAAACAATCAATGTTTTTAAAGTCTCTTATATCACCTTCATATGATATTACATTATAACCTTTATCTTTAATATATTGTTTTAGATGGGTGCCAATATAACCTTTAGCACCTGTGATTAGAATATTCATTATTAATGATTACGTCTTTGGTTGAAAACACAAATAAAGAATAAGTCTTCATCGTCTGAATTATTATATACCTTATGAAAAGCACCATCAGGAATAGTAAATGTTTTACCTGCTTCTGCATGGAATTCTGCATCACCAATAACCATTAGGCCGTGACCAGATAAGAATGTATATACTTCCTCAATACCTTCGTGGGTGTGTCCAGTAGTTTCCTTTCCTGGTTTAAGAGTAGTTGTTGATACTGTTAACTTATTAAGCTCTGTATTATCCACAATGGTATATGTTTCATTATCTTTTACAACACAACCTTCTAATTGGGTGTTTGTTTGATTTTCAACCACGGCTTTCTTTAAACCTGAAGATGAAAATCTATGGTCACGACGATTATAAAAAACTTCTATATTAAGATCATCACCCGTAAATGATTTATCTCTATAATCATCACCAATGAAACGTATATCAATATGGTATAATTGCATTAAGTCAAATAACTCTGCTTCTGAATTATATGGGATAATTTCGTCCACATATGATATAGCAGATAGTTGAGCGTATCTTTCAACAACAGATTGTACTGGGTATCTACCATTCTTGCAAGGGTTGACATTAAGACCAACAATTAATTTATCGCAATTGTCTTTACATTCTTTTAGCATTGCTACATGACCTGCATGTAATAGATCAAAAGATGAACAAGTAAATCCTATCTTCATTATAATACCCCCACAATTGCTTCATACGGTACCAGTAAATATTCAACTCCATCATCTCCTTGGATGGCATTTCCTGTACCTTTTGTAACAAGTACTTCAACGTCTTTTCTAATATTAGGATCTTTAATTCCAGTACCTTTCGATACTACTTTAGCCTTCTGATATAGTCCATCAAAAGATGTATTTGTAATAATTAAACCACTAGCAGTAGTAGTTTCCCCTTTATCAATTTGTTCAATCAATACATTTTCATGTAATATAATCATGTAAATTTCTCCAATCCTTTTTTAACTTTTTCTTCTTCTTCTTGTGCAAACTCTTTAATTGCTTCATCTTTCTTTTTGATAAGAGACATCTTCTCTCTTAATGTTTCAATAAAGGCACCATCAACTGGTGAGTTAGCATCAATGCCTGTCATGAATTCTTCAACATCGGCCTGTTCCATAAATCTAAATTTAATGTCAGCCTGTTTCTTTTCTTTTGTAATACGTCTAATAAAAGCAAAGTATGCTATTTGAGTAAAGTAAGAGAATGCATTAGGTTTACCTGTACGTGTGGCAGCATCAATATTGTAATTATATACTGCCTTAAGACAATTCTCAACTCCATCCATTACCATTTCATCTCTGTACGTATATCTTACAAAGTTAGGTTTATGTGATAAGCCTTCACAAATCTTCATAAAGCATGTAGCAATATAGTCTGTTACTTGAGGGAGTTTCTCTGCTCCTGCCTCTTGTGCATCTCGATATTCTTTTACATAATCTACAACAGCATAAGAGAAGTCTCTATTGTTTACGTAATGGGGTTTGTCTCTTGGCTTGATTTTTTCAGTCATAATTTAAATACTTTTATTTGATACATGTATATATTATAACATAAAACAGGGCAAAAGTAAACCATTTTATTAATTATTTTTATATCCCTTTATGGATATATACAAGAAGGGCAAAGTGTGATATAATAAACTATACCCGGAGGAAAGGTGGATACTATTAATTAGTGGAGAGTCTTTGAATCTGGATTAGCTATTTCTGTTTCATCAGGAGCTATTTGATCTAGTACTAATTTCATATAATAGGCTTTCATAGAGTTATCAACAGAAGATTCTAATATAATATTAACATTATTTATAATATGTACTTCACCATTACTAAATGGTACCCAAGGAACTAAAGTATAATGATGGGACTCATCAATAGTAACTAACATAGGTTCTTCCATGCCTATTTCATATTCTGAATCTAAGTCATGCATATAAGCAATAATGGTTTCACCTGATAGTAACTTTAATAGTTTTACATTTAGTTCATCTAATGTTTCTGGTAATTTACTCATATTATTATTTATGGTAACTCTACTTCATGTATTTTAAACTTAAATTTCTGTTTAGCATATATTTTTATCCGTTCGGCGCTATGGTTCAATGTGTAATTCTTTTTAGATAGATAATGGAAGTCATCAGCAATATCATATACCTTTGCATTTTGACCATCTAGTGATTTTCTTAGTACTCTACCCACGGATTGCAATATTCTAATTTGAGATTTACTTGGAGATGCAAAAATAATGTTATGTAGATTCTTAATATTGATACCTGTGGAGAATGTACCTAGGCTTGCCACAATAATAGCATCATTTTGTGACTCTGTTAATGCTCTTATTTCTTCTCGTGTATCAGCATCAGTCATACCAGCAACAAAGAATACTCGTCGACCTTTCTTTGCTTTATCCTCAATCATTTTATGTAATGGTATACCATGCTTTTCTACATATTGAAATAACACTAAAGTATTACCTTTCTGGTCTAAGGCCAAATTGGTTATAAACTGGTTACGGGGATTGTACGCTACTATGTGAGATAGTTCGTCCTGATACTTCATCTTGGATACGATCTTGCAAAGTTCTGTTGGGTACTTCAATAAAACTACATCAATATCTACGTCAGATAAGTGGCCATCGTCTATAAGCGTCTTAGTTGAAGTAACAGTGTAAACAGGCCCAAACAAACCACTTAGTACAAGCTGATGCGTTTGTGTTCCATCAAGGGTACCAGTTAAGCCAAACCGATAAGAAGCATTTGAACATTTAGTTAATATACTAACTAAAGACTTAGCTTTAAAGTTATGCGCTTCATCACCAATAACCATACCGAACTTCTGGAAGTAAGACTTAGGCATTTTGTATATAGATTGCCATGTAGAGATATAAATTTGAGTATCAGATTCTTTATCCTTACCTGCCATAATTTGGTGACATTCACTTTCATCAAATGTCTCATCTTGTATTGAATACTCTGCAAAGTCTCCATACATTTGCTTAACAAGAGATGTTGTAGGTACAATAAGTAATATTTTCTTATCTTTATTATATTCCATAAAATATCTAATAAGAAGATAAATGATAAGCGATTTACCAGAAGCAGTAGGTGATAATAAAATGCCATTACGGTTGGATAATGCATGTTGAATAGCCTCTTTTTGATAATCTCTTGCTTTAATTGTTTTATTTTTACCTAATGGTAATAGGTCAATCCAATCTATGTTATTATCAAATGTTGGTGATTCAGGTACCTCTAATGAATAGCCTCGCTCGGTGCAGAAATTTTCTATATACTTTTGAAGCCCTTGATATATCTTATTGGTTCGCATATCGAATAATCGTAGCTTACCATCCCACATCTTGTTCTTAAATGCTGGCATAAATTTGTAGCCTGGCACAAAGAAAGTAAAGAACTCAGAAAGTTCCATAAGGATACCACGGTCATCAGACTCTACTCTGAGCCATGCTTCATCAATCTTAGTAAGAGTTAAATCAAACGCCGGCTTCAAAACTTCTCCATTTAATTATATTAGCAATCGTTTGATGTCTCCATCTAATAGTATCTAATATCTCTTTAAGTGTATCAACCATAACTGTTTGATATTCTAATTTAAGTTGCATCTCTTGAATGTCTTTATCTGAATTGTAGTAATAATTCATGTCACCTTTAAGAGGTTTATTAAGGCCATGAAATGGATCATATTCCCAACCAAATGCATCTATTTGTGCTTGAGACATCTTGCCATTATAATATAACCACTTATCTTTAAGTAAGTTATCATACTCTTGTTGAATCTGTTTCTTTTTGAGTTTAGCAACTGTAATAAGACTCAAGTATTTTGAGTGTAATGCTGCATTTTTGATTGTTGTATCATCGAGTTTGAATTGGTCAATAACACCATCTCTCTCCCACATCTCAAGTATTTCTTCTACATTCATAATATAACCTCATAATATATAACTTATTTATATACGTTTAAAAAGGCATAAAACTCTTCATCATTCCTTGAGGACTAAATTTCTTTTGTATTCCACCAACACTGTAATTCATATAATCCATTTGTTGAGATATAGTCACAATGTTATTGTTTAAATTAACCATGTGTTTTTCCATTTTAACTGTGGATTGATTCATCTTATCCATGTCTTTATTAATAGATTCCATTGAATAAGTCATAGCATTCATATTTTGTCTAATTGAATGTAAGTCCTCAGAACCTTGCTCAAATGATTTTGTCCATGATTCCATGTGGGTATTAACAATTAATCCTGCATATACAATAACAGAAGCAACTGCTAATTGAGATATAGCTGATATCCAAGTGCACCACTTAGAATGACAAGACATTAAACTATCTCGAAATAAGAATAGTTAAATGATACAACGGCGGTAAGATATTCTACATCCGTGGTAGTAATATCAAAGGGCAAAGAGGATAGAACAGTTGGATATGCATCAATGAATCTAATCTGTTTAGTTATATTATTAGCACTTGACATAATATTAAGAGTTATATCTCTTACATTATCAGCACTATTGTTTGTATCAACCTGGTTATATAACCAATCATATATTTCTTTATAATTAATTAGATCTTCATCAACCAGAAAAGAACATTCGAATGGACCATATTCAATTTTATCAGATGCAATAGCAATGTTTCTTGATGGTGTTGCTAATGGAGCTCCAGTAACACCCACATCAGGTAAGACCATTGTTTGTACGGTGAATTCTGCTGTGGGATATACAACTGTGTCTAGTTGTAATACAAATGAGGTAGGGTTTAAATAATTTGAACTTGGCATGATTATATTTATAATAAATTTTACGCTAAAAAACCCCCAATTAAGGGGGTTCTTTTAACTAGTGATTAACTAATTATACGCCAGTAACCTTAAAGATTCTGTAATATACGTTGTTACGAGCACCAACAGTAGTAAACGGATTGTTTACCATGCCGTATCTAGTTTTGAAACCGATACGTGGTTGGAAGTCGTTCTCACCAATTGTCTTCATCATTGATAAAGGAACGTATGGGCAGTAGAACATACCAGCGTCATAAGGGTTAGTACCTTTATAACCAACTGTTACATAATCAACTGTTGCATATGGGTCAACGTAAACTTTAATCTTACCGTTTAATGTACCAGCAAACAAGTTACCAGTTGTATCAACGTTATCAATTGAAGATTTACCAGTAATACCTAAACCAGTATCAAGTACGCCAGCAGCATTAAGTGCAGCAGCTACGTTACCAGAAGTAACACAGAAGTTACCTTTACCACGTCTAGTAGCAATCGCAATGTCATTAGCTTCTTTTTCAATTGCAGTAACAAGGCCTTTGTACTTTTCAACAGCCCATCTGCCATCTGCGTCAGTAGCAAGATCAAATGTACCTGCAACAGCAGTACCTGCAGAACCAAGAACAGCATCAACGTTGATTTGACGAATGATTTCACGATTCATTTCAGCCAAGATTTCAGTTGAAAGGATGTTCGCTAATTCAGACTCAGCATTAAGACCATGTACAGCTTTAAGGTCTTGAGCTAATTCAGTAGTGTATTGAGCTTTAAGTGCACGTGACTTAGCAGTAACTGATGTCTTCTCGATAGAGAAAGCCATTTCGTTCCATGCGTTACCAGTATTACCTAATGCTTCAGCATCAGCAGTTGACATACCAACACCGTAAGAGTAGTCAGCATGGAAAGGATCGCCGCCACCTGCATGTGCAGAACCTGCAGCTTGATCACCTGAGAAGTCTGTATCAGCTTCATTGAAATGAGACTCAGTACCAGTTTGTGAACCGTAACGAGACTTCATTGCAAAGATTAGGCCAGTAGGACCAGTCATTGGTTGAACACCAGCAATATCAAATGCAAGTAAATTAGGTGTAGCTCTACGAACTAGTGAAATTAGGATTGGATCCCAGTTATCAATAGATGCACCTGTTGCGTTAGCAGCAGTTTCGTTTAGCATACCTAATTGTGCTTTATCAGCAACTGAAGCTTTTTCTTGGTTTTCAAGAACAACTGCAGTAACTGCTTTCTTATGAGCGTCTTGGATTGAACCTTCAGCTTCTAGTACAGGATTCCACTTTTCCTGTAATTGTTGTGTATTTAATTCCATTTTCTATTCTCCTAGAATTATAGTGTTTTAAATGCATCCATGTACGCAGCCATATTAGCTGATAGCACCGGTGCTTCTTTTTCTTGTGTATCTTCTGTAATTGCATCAATATCATTTGATGCTACTTCAGTGTCGTCTTTGTTAAGGTAAGACTCTTTAATTGTTGCAACTTTAGATGCAAATTCTTCGTTATCAGATGCTTCAACAGCTTCCGATAATTCAGTTAACTTTGCAGCTTCAGTAGCCACTAAACCTTCACATGCTTCAGCAATAATATCCTTACGTTCAAAGGCTTTAACCTTTTCAGATAATTCCATATTTGCTTCAGTAGCAGTATTTAATTGTGCTTTAGCATCTTTGTTCTCTTCAGATAATTGGTCAATTAAATCACCTTTATCTGCAGGTACATTAATGTTATGCTCTTTAAATACATCACCTAGTGAAGTAATAAATGATTCTGTGATTTCAGATTTAAGACCATGCTCAACGGCAAGTTCATTTTCCTTCATCCAGTTCTCAACTACATAGTTAAGGTAACCATCTACTTTATCAACTAAATCTTCTTTAATTGCTGTAACTTCTTCAGATAAATCAGATGCGTAACGCTCTTCCAATTTAACAGTTTCTGTTGCAACTTTTGTTTGTAATGCAGCCTCAAAGATTGTTGCAGCTTTAGCTTTAAAACCTTCAGAAAGAGAATCTTCACCTTTAGCAAGTGCATCAATATCTTCTTTAAAGTCTTTTTCATCTTCAACTACATCACCTTCAGAACCGTCATCAGCTTTTACTTTCTTTTTAGAAAGTTTTCCACCTTTAGGTTCCTTTTGATCTTCTTTAACTTCACCTTCTTCGTCCTCATCCTCATCTTTGTCACCGTCTTTATCAAAGTTAAATTTCTCTTTCTTTGATTTTTCCGCTGCTTCGAAGATAGCATCCAATTCATCTTTATTCATTTCTTGTAAAGATGCATTGATTGCAGAGATTGTTCTAGATGCTGTTAAAGGTGCCGCAGTAGTTTCTTCAACTACCACATCATTAGTTTCCTCAACAATAACATCCTCAGCAATCACGTCATTTTTAATTTCTTCTGACATATTATTTACTCCTGTAGAGTTATAGTTTCGAGAGGAAATGTTCAAAACCTTCAAGATTAGCAGAAGTGTTATCCACCTCTTCTTTTATCTCTTCCGGTTGTATCATTTCTGTCTCACCTTTTTCAATTGTTTGGTGTATATGACCTTCATTGTCCAATTCAAAATTAACACCTTCCATAATGCCATTAACAAATGCATTAGGTGCCGATGGATCTTGTACAATATCAACTGTGCTAAGATGAAAATCATCTTTAACATAGCTCACGCCATTTTTACTTTCCAAACTTCCCATACCACGACTTGAAACACCAAGTTGAACACCGCCTTCAACCAAACCTTTTACGATTTGACCCATAGGAGTATCTAAAATAAGTGCTTTACCAATCACATTATTACCGTCCCATTTAAGTTCAGTAATTCTATGACTAACTTTATCTAAGTTAATTGATGGACCTTCAGGGTGATTTAATTCACCTACGGCCCTACCAGTCATTACTTGTTCATTGTTATATCTATCTACTGCTGACGTAAGAACTTCGCGTGTATAAACACGGCCATTTCTATTTGTGCCTTCCGCCTGCATAAAAATTCCTTCGATGTAAACATCCTTTTTACCAGTCTTCTTGTTCTCCGTAATAGAGTAACCTAGACCTTCAGTTGTATATTCTGCTATTAGTTTCATTATCTTCCAATCCTCAATGTTGTTGGTAAACCCATCTTTTCCATATCGCTAGATGAAAACCAAGTAGTATATGTTGTATACCACATACCATCCCAACGTTTATATATGTTTTTATCCATTCCAACAAACTTAACTTGAGCATACACTTTTAGTATATCTCTCAATGTTTGCTCAGCCTTCTTAGAATCGAATTTCTTCTCATCCAATTGCACTGCATTCATTTCTTTATATGCTTCTATTAAATCTTTCATTAGTTGTATGCGTTTCCTTTATTTTTTGTTTTCTGCCACTCTTGAGCAAGTTTAGTTGCCTTTTCCCCATACTTTAAGATCTGCTTAACTTGTTTCTTTTCTTCATCTGAAAAGTTTTTCATTATAAATTATAATTTTTTGGCGATTTTAGCAAATGATTTCCAAGTATTACCAATTGTATCATCAACTCTACCTAAAGCTGTAGCAGCTTTAATATTATTAGCATCATCACTATCATCAAGAACCATTACTAAAGCCTCAAATGCCTCATGCATTTCGTCATACATTGCATCCACTGCTGAAATTTCGTCAATAAATGGTCCTTTACTATCAAATGTACCTTCTTTAATTGTTTTTCCTTCTACCACATTTCTAATTGATTCTTCTAAATTCATTTCTTTCTCCTATAATCTGAAATTTAATCCAAGCAATTGATTAACCGGAGCAAATGTTCCTGTTAATTTAATAAGTTCTCCCTTATGGAAAAACGTAAGTCCTTCTGTAGGAATTATAGCCTTAGCACCACCAAGTGTCTCAAGTCTTTCCAATTCCATGCCTAATTTATTTATTAATTTGCTATCCTTACTCTTTAATACGGCCGCTGATACCTTCTCAATTTGTTTCTGTATCTTAACAATAGCCTTATCTGGATTCACTGCCATTAAATCAGACATCATGTGTAATATATCCGCACCTAATTTTAAGAAAATCATCTCTAAAGGTTTTACAATATTTTTAATATGTTCCATCAACTTCTTATCTTCCGCGGTTACAGTCTTAACTAAATGCTTGGGAAGACTCTTCTTGATAGACACAATCTTAATACTCTTATCTACATTACTCCAACGTGAAATAATATCGTTTCTAAGAGCCGTAGAGATTTCATTCTTCTTATCAATATCATTAAGTAGGTTAGTGAAGTACGATCTACGAACGTCTATGATAGTGTCAGACGTGCCTACACCATAACCCTTACGGTATTTTGATAACATACCAAGATACTTACTCTTCTGAGCTTTAAAGTCGGCTGATTGTGGTAGTCTTACAGTGGATAACTTACGAATATGGAATTTTTCTTGTTGATGAGCATTAACCTGTCTGAGCATACCGTCAAGCATACGTGCAGTTTCTTTATCAATTTGTGCTGTAGGTTCACCAGCATCATTATGAATCATACCACCATGTAGTCTTAATTCAGTGACCCCATATTCAATCACATTCTCGGCCTTTTTAGGCATCATAACCTCTACCGACACCCATTGTCTACCCTCTTTAAAAATAGTCTCTCGTTGAGCACTAGACAATTTCATAATACCATTATATAGATCTTTCATGGCCTGCACATAAGCATCACCATTCTCTCTACCTTTGAATTTCGATGCCATACCAGCAACATCTAAAGCATCTTGACCACGATTTTTAAGATGTTTTTTAGATCTAGCGGCAATGATTTGACCATCTCTGAATGATAACATTAGGTTGTGACCGTCAGTTTTTTCTTCCGCGTAGTCGAGTTTACCTGCCAAGACATCAACTATAATGTCTGACATATCACGGAATGTGAAGTGAGTTATATCGAACGGATGGGAAAGGTG